AGCAACCTGTCACCATCCCCATAAGTCTTCGTCCATCAGGGGCCGTTCGTTCCGCGAAGTCTCGTGTGTGAGTGTGGCCCTGTGTGCATGAGACGAACTGCTTGGTGAGAAGAGTGTAAGCCTGATGTTCACCACTAGTGGCTCGTCCCATGACTCCTGTCGGAAAATAGTGTGCATAGTAGATGCCATCAATTTCAACAGGTTCCAAGAAATCGTAAGTTTCCCAACCAAAGTCTTCGTACTGAAGGTCCTTGACGGAGATGGTTCCATCAAGTACTGCGTCTTTTTCGATTGCCTTTTTGATACGGGCATAGTCATGGTTCCCTGTTGTCATAACAAATCGTGGTAGCTTCTTCTTAGCTGCACGAATAGGGTTGAACATCAACTCCTGTGCCTTGATGGCAGAGTCGATATCACGCTTGTACCTACGTCCCTCGAAGCCCTTGGTGCCCTTGTCGTACGAACAGAGGCTGGGCATGTCGGCCCAATCACCGATGCAGACAACAACATCAGGCTTCACAGAAGCAATCAGGTTGCCGAGATAAGTGAAGCGGCTAAGATCTTCATCAGGTGCAGCATGAGGATCAGGAATGATAAGATGTGTGTTAGCCATTGATACGCTCTACCTCGTCTGCAAACACGATACCACGGATCTCATCTTCGAGTTCCATGAAGGCATCTTCCAAGTCTTGATCTTTCAGATCATCGTAGGCTGGATCACCATCCATCATGGCGAAGTAGGACTTCAGTAGTTTGACTAGCTCATCCATCTTAGGTTCCTTGTTGTGTTTAGTGGTGCTGAGTGAGGGAATCGAACCCCCAACTGATGATTACAAATCAACTGTTATACCGTTTAACTAACCCAGCCTTGGCCTACTCAACTGGACTCGAACCAGTAACCTACAGCTTAGAAGGCTGTTGCTCTATCCTGTTGAGCTATGAGTAGTACTCTTTAGGGATGAATCTTGTACTGGCTATTTGCTTATTATACCAGATTCTTTCCCCTTTGTTATCTCTTTCTGTTAGGACATCGTACTTATGTTGTAGGTTTGCTTCGCCATAGACAAGACCGCCTCTGGTTTTATAAACCCTCAAGATCTGGAACAAGAACTTCTTCTTCCCATGCTTCTTGATGTCAGCATGTACTTCACTAGATGACCCACAGTAGGTACGCCAATCAGTTTCCTTAAACTTCTTCTTTTTGTACGCATGAAACTGTTTCTTACCAAGGTACTTCTTACCTGTGACAAGGTTGGTGATCAAGTAGACGAACCCAAAGGACTCATCTACATTGATGTCACCCCAATATCTCCAGTGTCCGAAGCCTTCACTCACGGTTCTACTTCCATCACTTTCGGAAGTTCAACCACAGTATGTAGCCACACAGGACCAGTACTGTAAAGAAATTTGCGTAGTCCATTACCATCGTTAGCATCCTTCCAACATTCAACCTTGAACGGACAGTAGGAACACCCAGCCGAGAGCTTCATGTTACCAGCCTTACCCATAGGCTCAGGTTCGAAGCAGCGGGCCGGGGGTTCGTCCTTGTTTACAACACTTTTGAGGTGAGCAACGCGAGCATGAATATCGGGAAGGTCACTAGCGTAAGCGTGGAGTAGAGCCAGCGTACCGTTTTGTTTGTCCACAGCAAGAAAGGCTCCATGATCAAGAGGATATTCAGGATCAGAAACATACCCAGCAAGCTGAGTGTAATACCCAAAGGGATCGTCATCTTTCAGTGTTCCTTCTTTGAACTTCTTGAATGAGTAAGAACTGGCAGACTTTACATCGACAAGAACGCCATCAATGAAAGCGTCACGATGACCGAGGATGCCATCAACACGTACTTCACCCTGTCTTCCCTCAACTCTATGACCAGCAACTTCAGCCAGAAATAGTACCAACTCTTCGAGAATGTCTCCGTAAAGGAACTTGAAGTAGGTGTGAGAGTTGAACTCTTCGCCTTTGTAACCTTTGACATCGTACCAGATTTGCCTGTCTTTTTTGCCAAGGTTCGAGAGACGGAGAGTTCTCGGTCTTTCTTCCCTTGGCGCGAGACGGGCTTGGATGAGGGACGCCATCCTTTTCCCGAACTCTTCTGCTGTGCTGTCATCTATCTGCTTACCTTCCTGCAAGACTTTGTAGATATCCTGCACAAGAGTGTTGATACTGCTTTTAGCGGTTGTCTCCATTACCCTGAATCGTCCCTTTCTTTTCTCGTTCCTGAAGCTTATGAATGTTATGCGCTGCGATGGAACTCATAGGGAATCCAAAGTACTCAGCAAGACAGGCAGTGTACCAAAGCACATCGCCCAGTTCCTTGTAGAGGCTAGACCGGAACTCGTCTGTGTAACCACTGATACTGAACATGTCATCCTGAGATGAGTGATACCGGGGATCTTTACGGTTATGTTTCTGGAACAGGGCAGCTACTTCACCAACCTCAGCGTACAGACCATTAGTCAGATGACCAATGCTGCCATGCTTCAGGGTCTTCAGGGCTTCGTGCTGGTAGGTATCCATGTCAAGATACAGGCTATTCGACATCATCAAGTTCCTTAATCATCCGGTTCAAGTACCACTGAGCTTTCTTAAGATCCTCAACGGGACGCTTCTTGTATCGCCAGCGGTGCAGATACTTCTTCACGTTCCACTCCAGCCCACCGAGGTAGGCATCCCAAGGCATGTTGTCCTTGAGATACTCTACGCATTCGATGGTGCCAGAGGAGTAGTGAGAAGGTGTGTTGACTACATCCTCCTCACCCATGTCTTAGTCCTCAATCTCGAAAGCAGCCTCACGCTTCTTATCAGAGGCTTCAACCTTAGGAGCAGGAGCCTGACCACCTTCCACAGGGGAGAAGAAGTTATCAGACTTCTGGTACTCAACAAGATTGACAACCTTGAGTCCGGCAAACTTCTTAGTCTTAGCTTCCTGATCCCATTCGAGCATCTTGCCGAACTTGATCACACGACCGTACTGCTTGTCGTCATACATACGCCAGTACACAATGCACTCAGAACCATTACCCACAAGGTCAGTCATGGGCTTACCATTCGAGTCTACCACAACCATGCTAGACACGTTGCCACCACGATCCACTTGGGTGGTACGGAGGGACAGGTACTTACCACCATTGAAGATGTTTTCCTTACCGGACTTGATCTTCTTATCAAGGCGAAGCTCAACCAGCTTGCTCTCAATCTCGGGAGTAACTTCGATGTTGGTTTCGAAGTGACCGTACTTAGACGGTTCCTGAACGTGGGCGTACGCAACACGGGTGCGGAACTCACCATTAATCGTAGACATTCATAATCTCCTGTTTGTGTTTAGAGCTATAGTGTATCACATTGGTTGTAGGTGTCAATGGGTTTCTGCCCAGTTGCCACCGATTTTGTATTCCCCATCCAAGGGACAGTTCATCCTGAAGTATTCCCCAGCATCGCGGATAGACTGGACTTGATATTGTCCAATGATATCAGCATGTTGGGCAAGTACCTCAGTCTGCCATTCGTCATGAACCCAAGCTACTTGCTTGAAATCCAAGCCTTCCTTCTTAGCCCGGTTGTGCCAGTACACATTGGCAAGACGCATAATCACCGTCTCACCACCCTGAAGGTAAACCGACAGGGCTTTATGTTCTGACTCAATACCAAGCCTACGTCCGTCCAAGCCGATCAGATAACCACGCTGACCAGCCATAGCAGCCTTACGTTTCAGTTCTTTCAGGGCAGGAATGGACTGAAGAAAGTTATTCATAGACCACTCAGCCTGATCATATGTGCAGCCAAGGATGGACGATACCTTGGCAACACCAGCACCCAGAAGCCAAGCGTAGATAAAGGTCTTGGCAGTGGGCCTGTCCTTGCAGAACTCACCAAGAGCGTTCTTGTTGTAGGTGTGGATGTCACCTTCAAGCAAGGTCTTGGTGTACTCTGAGTCATTCATGTAGTGGGCAAGTACCCGAAGTTGTATTCCTGAAGCGTCCGTTCCGCATAGGCGATAGCCTCTGGGGACAGTCCAAGCTGCTCGGCATTCGTACGCAAATAGTCCAGATAAGCCTCTCTCATCTGTGATACTTGGGATGTTTGCCATGTTTGGTCCTTGGTGCGCGGCCCGATGCGTGATGGCACCCGGTAGGATGACTTGTCCATGAACTCTCCCTTCTGAGTCTTGACGTTCTATCCAATCCTTAGCAGTCTTCCACCGTGTCTCAAGGATCTTCCACTTCTTCAGATCACGGACAGGTGCAGGGGCTGTGTCAGGGATAGTGTCTAGATTCTCTTGGCAGATCTTCCAAGAGTTACCAGACTTGGTTTTAACATACGGTTTCCAACCAACAGAGTTCAGACGCTTAACCACTTGAAGGGGTGAGCCAAGGTTAAACTCTTCGACATGATCCTTCAGTCTCTTGCCTGTCTTCTCAGAGTAACGCTCGGTTACAATGGGAGGAAAGAACTCAAGCACTGCTTTCTCAATGCGGTCAGCCTCAGACTTAGCACCAGTGTAGATTTGCATGGCAACATCCTTGTCCAACAGAAAGCCATTACGCTTCTGCTCAGACACAATGTACTGCATGGAATGCTCAAGCCTGATAGACTCAGGTGAGAAGTGCTTCATCTCACGGGTAAGGTGGATGTATACCTTCTCGGTAAGTGCAACGTCTTGCTTACAGTACGTCTTCATCTCGTCAGAGTACTGAGTCCAATCGTTGAACTCGATCTTGTGATCTCCCAAACGCTTCCCCCAAGCATCAAGAGAATGTCCGTCCATAACCGGGTCACACAGTCGTGACAGGACAAGGGTATCGGTCTGTTTACTGACCGGGATCTTGTACCCCCAGAGTTTCTCAATGATGTACGAGTCATAGTCGATAGAGTTATGACCGATCCACTGAGTAACCTGAGGGGCCAAGCGGAGGAATGTTTCCTTGTCCTTGACGATTATGAAACCAGACTTGCCAACTTCCTTACCGACCATAAGCCAGATACGGGAAGCATCAAGTCCATCAGTTTCAATGTCAAAGACCAGTTTCATTTAGAGGATTGTTGCCATGTTAAGTCGTTGGGCCAAGTAGTTAGCAGCACTCTGGAGTGAACCGACTACCTTGTTAAGGGTGTTAAGATCATCCACATTCATCAGGAACTTACCATAATGGTTGGGGATAGAGTAAGCCTCAACCAGTTCATCAATGAGTGTGGTAAAGTCAACAGGCACAGAAGCCTGATCTTCTGATGTATTTACCCAAGCATGAAGAACAATACCATCCTCATCAAGGCTGGCACCAAGGCTCACCGGGATATTAATGTCTGTCACTGATTGTTCTCCTCGTTCTGAACCGGGGTATCCGGCTCTTCTTCCAACAGTCTACCCGATCCCGGCTGATAACGCAAGTGGGTAGCCAGCCCGGTCATTCCAGAGAATCGGTTTTTGACAACCCGCACACGAACAATGTGTCGCTCAGTAGGGTCATCAGCCTGTGTGTTTCGCTCCAGAGCAAGAATGATATTAGAAAGTTGGCCGATACCAGCAGTGCCACGAATGTCTGCGAGTGACACTTGTGCGCCTTCCTCGTGTGACTGTCCATTAGGACTCCTCTTCAGATGTGCTGCCATGATGATGCAGATGTTAAGCTCAACGGTCAGCGTCTTGAGCTTGGTTGCGATCTCGTCCAAGGCACGGCGTTCATCACCGCTGGACTGGTCACTGACCACAATAGAGATGTGATCAAGCACCACGTACTTACAATCCAAAGCACGGACTAGATACCGGATAGTGCTAAGGATGCGTTCAACATTGTTAGAACCAAAGCTATCATAGAGGAAAAGACGGCCAGACCCAACAGTTGCCATATAAGATTCATCAAACTCTTCCTTTGTGTATTCAGTATCAGGGATGAACAGACGCTTGTTTGCATGGACAGACATCAGGCCAAGGCCAGTGTCTCTGAGAGGTTCTTCAAGGAACATAACACCCACGTTCTGTTCCGTCTTGGTCAGCAGATGGTATACAAGCTCACGCATGAACTGTGTCTTACCAACGCCAGTGCCAGCGATAAGCGTCACCAATTCACCTGTCCTCAGACCATACGTGTAGTCCTGTACACCCTTCCAAGGGTACGGGATAGACTGGTACTCAGGTTTCTTCAACAGGATATCATAGATGCTAGACCCTGCAACAATACCATCAGGGGTGAACGGGCCAGCATTACGATGACCTTCGTAGAACTCACGGAAGTTACTGTTGGTGAGGTAATCAGAAGCGTCCTTGTGATGGGACAGCTTCATCATCCGTACCTTCTTAGGATCGAACAGGGCAGCAGCTTTCTTCTGTGCATCCTGTCCAACCCTGTCGTTATCGAAGGCAAAGACAATCTGCTTGAAGCTGTTGACGTACTCATAGTTACGCTTCAGGTCATTGACCGCAGAGCCAGCACTGGTGACAGACACAACAGGTTCATTGACCAGCATCTGGTGTGCAGACAAAGCATCAAGTTCACCTTCCACAATGGTGATGCTCTTACCACCAGCAGGGAAAGC